TCGTCAATCACCCGTCCGACCCAGGCGGCGCTACCAACTTGGGCGTAACGCAGGCCGTCTGGGAAGATTGGATCGACCGCGCAGTCACAGAAGAAAACATGAAGGCGCTCACGCCAGCCAAGGTTGCGCCGCTGTACCGTGAGATGTACTGGGATCGCGTCAAAGGCGATAAGCTGCCCAGCGGCGTGGACTACTGCGTGTTTGATGCTGCGGTCAACAGCGGTGTGTCTCGCGCAGCCAAGTGGCTGCAAACGACTGTCGGGGCTGTTGCCGATGGTGCTATCGGTGAACAGACGCTGAAACAGGTGCTGCTGACCAACCCCCAAATGATCGTTGATAAGTACAGCGCGATCCGGCTGGAGTTTCTCAAGGGTCGCAGCACCTGGCCGACCTTTGGCAAAGGCTGGGAGCGCCGGGTGGAAGAAGTCAAAGCTACCGCACACAAGATGTGTGGCGGCTAATCCTGCTCCTGCTGGCAGGCTGCGCTACTCCTCCTGAGGAGGACGATCTTTGGTACTGTCAGGAGCAGGGTCAGTTTCTGGTTTGCGTTCCACAACGCTCCATAGATGCCCTGTCTGGCACTCGAACCGCCGGTAGCGTCCATCCAGCCGGGGGCGTGACTCCTTGACCTTGGCGTGGCGTCCACACTCAGGACATTTGATCACGCCACACCTTCAGCAACATCTTTAAGTCTGAGCGCAACGCTTCGATCTCGGCCTGCTGGTTCTTCAATCTTTCGTTCGCTTCGTTCGCAAACTGGATCAGCGATTCTCGCTGCCAATCTTCAAAGATCACTTTTTCGCCTGCCGGATTCATGTGCGTAATTTCGGATGTAAAGGGTCAACGACACAACGTCGCTTTTGACGTGGGCAGGAATCGGCGTCGGCACGGTGTAGCCAACTGCGGCCAGCGCACCTAACACGATAGCCTCTGCCTTTTCTGCTGGCGCGTCCTCGGTGAGCATCGCCACCAGCATACAACGTCTAAAGATCAGCATATCATCAGCCACACAATCAGCACGGCCAGCAAGACCGTAGTCCCTACGGCCAGCCAGAACGTCCACGGCTGGGCGGGGTCATCGTCGTAAATATATTCGTCCGTGTAAGGGCCGAAAGCCTCTTGCAGCGTTCTTGGGTGTTTATGGTTCATTGATAATTCTCCTAAACTTACTCAATTGATCACTTGCGGCGTTCCCCACATAATCTCTGGGGTATGCCCAGCAGGCTCTTTTATCGCGGCCCACTTGCCTGCCTCCTGCGCCGACTCATGCGGAAACGCAGGCCAGCTCCATCGCTCGCCGTCCCACCACCGCCAAGTGTTATCCCAGCCACGACCCCTAATTTTCATCGTCGGATACCAATCAATGCTTGGGGGATTGCCCTTGTTCCATTTCATCCACTTCATTTCTCAATTCCTCAATTTGTTGTTTTGCATCTTCAAACCCTCGAGCCACCAGCACCGTGTAGAACAAGCCTCGCAAGTGCAAGTGCATCAGGTTCTGCTCTGGGCTAAGACTGCCGCCCTTGGTGCGTTTCATTTCGACCCAAGTCTCCCACGCTGGGATGAACAGGTCAGGCACGCCCTTAGTCACGCCTTCGGCCTTGAGGCGTGAGGCGGTGGCCGATGACCTAGCCCCGCCGTTGGGGATGGCAAATATAAGCGTCGCTGGATAGGTCTGGCGAAACCATTGCACAAACTCCCGTTGTTCTTCGTGTTCAGTTTTCATTCCAATCCTTGTTGATAACCCGAAAAAACTTTCCTTCCTTTTTATACTTGATTTGAATCGGTGGCTTCCCGCAGCTCAACTGCGCTGCCAAACTGCTGAGATTGTCTACATTCATGCCGACAATTCTTGCCTTGTCTGCGATCTTAATGACCTCTTTCATGGCTCGCTGTCCTGCATATCCTTCATGCAGCACAGGGAAGTATTCGGTCACGGCGGGGTCAGACAAGCGCCCGTAGTACGACACGGCCAACATCATTTTTCCGCTTGCCAAACTGGTGTGTTCTCTCCACTTCCAGCCGGTCAGAACCATCTCGGTGCCGTCTAAGCCCATGATGTCGTCCTGGCATAGGCGCAGTTTCTTTTCCTCCGGCTCAGGAAACGGGTGCTGGCAGGCTGGGCAGACTTTGGCGCTGATGGGGCACAGCTCGTCGCAGTTGTCGCAGACCTTCACCGGCGCTTCGCCGGTGCCGTCGCCTTGCTTCCGAGGCGGTGTGACGGAGGTAATGGGGCCGTGAGTGCCGACAACCCCAGCAAAGTCCAGCACCAAGCAATCGGTTTTGCCGGGTGATGGACGCAATCCACGGCCTGCCATCTGGACGTACAGGCCAGGGCTCATCGTCGGGCGCAGCATGGCGATCAGGTCAATGGCGCTGTGGTCAAAGCCGGTGGTCAAGACGTTGGCGTTGGTCAGCGCCTGCAATTTGCCCGACTTGAAGTCGGCCAGCATCTGCTCGCGCTCCAGCCTAGGCGTCTCGCCGGTCACGCACGCTGCCTTGATTCCACGCCCCTGTAGCGCCTCGCAGACGTTCTCGGCGTGCGCTACACCAGCACAGAAAAACAGCCACGATGAGCGCCCTTCTGCGCGGCTTATGACCTCATCCACCACCGACTGATTGAGAGAATCGGTGTTGACTGCCGCTTGCAGTTCCGATTCAACGTACTCGCCGCCCCGTTTGTGTACGCCATCGACACTTAATTTGGATACGGTGACTTTGGATCGCAAAATCGACAGATACTTTTTGTGAATCAACTCCTCAATCATCACTGGCTCGATTAAGCCGTGAAACAGCGCAGGCTCGTCGGTGATCATCCCGTGGCCCAGACGATAAGGCGTGGCGGTCAGTCCGATCACCCGCAGCGCCGGATTGATGAGCTTGAGCTGGGCCAACAGCGTGCGGTAGCCGCCTTCGTCTTTGTGATTGATCAGGTGGCACTCATCGACCAGCACCAAATCAACGTGGCCCAGCAAATCTGCTTTGGTGCGTACTGACTGAATTCCGGCAAACGTGATTGAATCAATTTGGCGCTTGCCCATGCTGGCGCTGTAGATTCCCAAGGGCGCATCAGGCCAATGCTGGCGCATCTTTTCGGCGTTTTGCTCGATCAATTCCTTCACATGGGTCAACATCAAAATGCGCGTCTCAGGCCAATTTTGCAGGGCATCCTTGCAAAGCGCAGCCACGATGTGGCTCTTGCCCCCGCCAGTTGGCAAGACCACGCAGGGGTTGCCGGTGTTGCCTGCGTTGAACCAGGCATACAGCTCGTCGATGGTGCGGCGTTGGTAGGGGCGGAGTTCAATTGCCATTCAGCAATCTCCATGCTGTTGCGGCACAGAGGGGAACTTGTCCGTTTCCAATGGCTTTAAGTCTGTCCACCCTAGCGGCCACCCCATCAGCCACTCGACCCACGTTGGGTTCAGTTGTCCACCAGCTTGCATTGATAGAGGCGTTCCACCTTGTGCATATTTCTTCGTCCTGTGGCTTGTATCGTCTGAAACTGGTGTTGTCCAATGCACTTGCGTTCCAAAATTCGGTGACTTCCTGTTCCCTTGGCTGGCTCCGCTGTCCTTCCAATCCCTCGCATTCGGGCTGGGCCAATTTTGAAATTGCTCCCATTTCTGCGGATTCTTTTGATACTTTGGCATTGTTTTTCCCAATGATGCGTCCACTGCATCCGTCAGTTTGAACGCTGCACTTCCATGACTTTCTGATTTCACAGGGGTTGGAAACATTTGTTGCTTTAATCCAAATTCTGTCGCGTTGATGGGGCGCACCAACGTCTGCTGCTCCCAGCACTCCCCACCGCGCATCAAACCCCATTGAGGCCAAGTCTCCGAGAACTCGTCCAAGTCCCCTGCTAGTGAGCATTGGTGAGTTTTCCACGAAGACGTATCGGGGCTGTACTTCGTGAATGATCCGTGCCATTTCTCCCCACATTCCGCTGCGCTCTCCGTCAATGCCTGCGCCTTTTCCTGCTGCGCTGATGTCTTGGCATGGAAACCCTCCAGATACAACGTCAACAATTCCTGCCCACGGTCTGCCGTCAAAGGTTTGAACGTCATCCCAGACCGGGAAAGGCGGGAGAAGGCCGTCATTTTGTCGGGCGCACAGTACGCTTGCGGGGTAGGGTTCCCACTCAACGGCGCAGACTGTTCGCCACCCAAGCAGTTTGCCGCCGAGTATTCCTCCACCAGCGCCCGCGAAAAGAGCCAACTCATTCATACCACCCTTGCGCCTTTGCCGCGCAGTTTTTCAATCTCCGCATCTCCAGCGGCACACATCGCAGGATTAGCCAGCAGCTCCTTGCTGGAATAAACGTGCGCGTCTGGATCGCCGTTGGCTACGTCCTTGCCATCCACAACGTAGATGGCTGTCCACTGATTCGGGCCATCCTTGCGCTTCCAATGCACCAGATCAGGATGCAAGACGTGGCTCTCGCAGCCCTGCACTTGCCATTCCAGCGGGATGTCGTCAGCATCATGGCGGGCGCAATGCCAAGTGCTGTCGGCCTTGGCTGTTGAATGGGCACAGGTGCGGCAGTTGACTTCCTTTGTATGCTGGGCCTCATGGCACATCGAATAGGCTGGGCACCACTTACATTGGTACCACGATGGATCGGTACTCAGCGGCTCGGGCATCCTGTCGGCCAGCGCGATCCTTTGGCCTCGCTTGATGTATTTATCAGCCACCGCTGCATCATAGGCTAGGCGCTCGGTGTAGATGCTGTCGTCGTCTTTGTTGACAGCAACATACAAAGCGCGATGGATGCCGGTGCCCGCCATGTACAACTGCATCTGCACAAAGTGTTCAGGCTTTGACTTCTCAACACCTTGCTTCTGTACGTCTGCAAACGATTTGCTTGAGTGCGTTTTGAACTCGGCAACGTGCTTGGTCTTGACTGCCCCAGGCACGCCACCCTCGAGGATGGCGTCAACGCTGCCAGACAAGTGACTGCCAAACTCAACTCGCATCTGCTCCTCCAGCGCACGCACCTTGATGCCGATGCTTCGCAAATCATCAATGATGGTGGCTTCTTCGTTGCGACCTCGGCGGAACATCCGCAGGACTCTGCCGGGAAACGCTGGCTTGACGGCAAATCGGAAGTTCAGCCACAGCCAGCGGTCACAGGGATGGCCGACGATGCTGCACCCCATGTGAGGGCGGGGCATCTCCTGCGCTGCCTGCGCCTCGTGGTGCTTGTCGATCAGGCTAGAGATGCTATTCTCTGGTTGGGGGATTTCCATCCTCTGCTCTCCTTTATTCAGTTGGCCCCACCCGTTTGCGCGAGTGGGGCATTTTTTTACTTCTTCGCCCAGGGTGGCGCAACCTTGGCTGGCGCACCAGCAGGAGCGTCAGGCTTGCTTGGCTGAGGCGGCAAGCTGCCGGTGTTGGACTGCCAGCCCTTGACCTCGTTCTGGGCACCGTACTCACCGCTGGCTGGGCGAATGTCCACCTTGATGGACAAATGGCCGTTGATGAGCTGGTCGGTGTCGTTGACCGCAGGCAGGCCCAAAGCACGCATCAGATCGCCAAGTTGCTGGCGTCCGATTTCTTCGGCTTTGACATTCGGGTTGCGAATGTTGAAGTTGCCGAAGACGCAGCGTCCCTGGCAGCTCGGGCCGGTGATGTCGTAGCGCACCTTGATGTACTCGCCGGTGCCGGCCTTGGTGGGCTTCAGTTCTGCCTCAGTAATGATGCAGGTGTACCAACCGGCTGGGAGCAGATCGTACGATTGCGACGGTTGCAGCTCGGCTGCTGAATAGGTTTCTCCGAGTTTCATTTCTCTTCCTTGTTTTGAACGATTAAAAAGGATGGCCGACCGGGTTTCGCGGTGATGGCCGGGGCTAATAGTGCTGTTATCTTTGGGTCGGTCGCTTTCCATACGCTGAGGTTGATTTCCGGCTTCCACCGGCAAAGGGTTGAAAGGTGCGACTCAAGACCGTGCTGTGCCGCCAGCTCCTGAATCTTGTCGGCATCAACCTTTCGGTCGATGCGTCCGGTGATTCTGATGACGTAATCATCAATTTGTTTTGTAACCGTGCTGTCGAGGTCAGGCTGCAACGCAAAAGACTTGACCATCTCATCCTCGAGGCGGCGGCGGTTCTCGGTGGCTTGACGCTCAATCTCTTTTTCGGCGTGCCATTCGGCGGCAATCTCGCGCATGGCTCTCACGATGCACCGCCAATCTTCTTGATGATCTCGCCAAGGTCGGGTGCCTCCCAGGTGCCCAGCTTGCCCGAGCGATCTTTGGCAATCCACAAGCCATCGCTGTCGCACATCAGGGCACGCTGGCTCACGCCGTCGGCGTCTTTCTCGACGCGCAGGGCCAGCACCTCGTCGAAAAAATACGGGAGTGACTGCCCGGTTTTGTTCCCCGGCATTGAAGGCGAGTACAAAATCCTGCCCATCTCGTCGGCAGTCTTCTCCAGCTTCGCGGTCATCAAGACATGGCGACCGGGCAAGTCTCGAAAGGCGCGGATTACGTCGGCCATCTGCTCTTGCATACTGCCGTAAGCTTGCCTCGGGTCTTTGGCGATCTTCTTCTCGGAGTTCAGGCAGACCTCAGCGATCTCGCTGATGCTGTCAAGGGCAACCCTCTGAAACTTCTTGGCGTCTCCGCTAGAAAGCCATTCGTAAGCCTCCATGAGATCGGCCATGCTGGTGATCTCCAAATACGGAAGGTCAGCGTCTTGGATGGACAGCAGACCGCCCTCCGCTGACAGCACCACCACATTGGGCAGCGTCTTGATGAGGCTGGTCTTGCCTGCCCCTGCTTGGCCGTAGACCAAGACTTTGACCCCGTTGGCCGACAAGCCGCTGGTGGTTTTGAGTGAAATAGCCATGTTGGGTTTTCTCCGGTTTGGCGTTAGGTTGAAGTGCCGGTGACCGACCGGCGGCGGTACAGCATTAGGGCTTCATCACAAAGATGAAGTAGTACGCCAGCGGTGCGCCGATGATGGCGGCGGCTAGGGTGGCTTGCGCCACCTCGATCAGCAGGCGCTTCATTCGCAATCCTCCAAAATTAACGCCGCCAGTTCAGCAGCGGCGTTTGCGTATCGGTCAACCTGACGCTCATAAGTGGCATAGCGGCGGTTGCCGCTCAAGCTGCCAATGCCGTATTTGTGAGCGTCATAGTGTGCGTGGACTTGCCTGCGCCGTGCGTCATCCATGATAACGATCAGCTTTACGCATCGGTCTGCCTGTTTCTTGTTCATGTTGCCACCCTGTGATTGATAAGCGCTTCACAGTAGGCGCGGGCCTGCTGCCAAGTGTCAAAGTATTCAAACGTGTCGTCAGCAATGCACGGGTCTGCTTCTGGGTTCCAACCGGCATACCAATCGCCACCGGCTGATTTCGCTACAACGTAGAACCCTGCATCAAACTCCAAATACCAAGTTGGGTCTGTAAAGTCGGGTTGCTTTTTCCAGACATTCATTTGGCGCTCCACAAAGATTGGCAGTTTTTTGCACAACGCATCAGCGTGCATTGCGGCGTATGACCTGCCTTGCGGTCTGCTTCTGATCTTGCCAACTTTCCTGCCCGCAAATCTATAGCGGCTTGGGGACTGCGTTGGTAAGCTAATTCTTCTGCTACGTGCTTGAGTGACGTTTGTTCAAAGGTTCTCATCTCTGTCTCTCCTGTTTTGCGCTTGTCGGGACATCCGGTCAGCGCATGATGCAATCATAGCACAGGCTTTGCAGCCTGTGCTGACTTTTTGCAAATTATTTTGCGCTCAAATCGCATGGAATGGCTCGGGGAGCCTTTACGCAAAAACCTACATTGCGCAAAATTTCTCGGCGAACTGACACGCTGCGCTCGCTGGCGGCTTGACGCAGAGCGCGGGCATCTCGCATAGCGTCGCCGTAGCGGCCAGACTGGCCGATGAGAATCCATGCAGTCAAAGATTCGGTAGCGTGTTGCTCAATTTTTTCTGCTTCACAGATCAGGTGCGAAGACTTAACGGTGTAGATGGTGCTCATGTTGCTATCTCCTGTTTTGCGCTCTTCAGAACATCTGTTCAGCGCATGAGTTGAACTGTACACGCACCCGTGCTACGATGCAAGCACTTTCTGCAACTTTTTTTGACATCACATGAACTTGACCGAAATTCAACAACGCCTCGCCGACCGCAAACTTCCTGTGGTGGCTGCGGCCACCGGGCTGTCTGTGTTCACTTTGTACAGGCTGGTCAACTGCAAGAACAAGCCCAGCCGCTCGACCATGCGTTCCATCGAGACGTACCTGCGCGAGACAAGCACGGTTGCGCTCAATGGCTGACTTAAGACACATCCTCGGCGGCTCATGGTCGCCACCCCCTGCACCCGTGCTGGCCCCACCCGAGCAGCAGCTGCAAGACGCCATGCGCGAGGCTGGTCTGGAGCCACCCGACACCATCTACCTCGACGGCAAGATTCATCGCTTCCGCTCCGGCACCAAGGGATCGCCAGGACACGGCGACAAGCCGGGTTGGTACATCGCGTTCAGCGACGGCATCCCAGCAGGTAGGTTTGGCTGCTGGCGTTCTGGGATGGAACAGACGTGGCGTGCCGAGGTGGGCAGGCAGCTCAACCAAGCAGATGAAATGGCTTTCGCTCGGCGTATGAGCGAGGCCAAGGCTGCACGCGACCTCGAGCAGGCTCGCAAGCATGAGGTGGCTGCGGATGTGGTTGACACCATCTGGAGCGACTGCATAGGTGCATCGCCAGATCATCCCTACCTCAAGCGCAAGGGCATCGCACCCCACGGCGCACGGGTCACAGGCGACGGCAGGCTGGTGGTGCCTCTGTACGATGCTGATGGCGTGCTGGCATCGCTCCAGTACATCGACAGCGAAGGCGGCAAGCTGTACCACCCAGGAGGACAGACCGGCGGCAAGTTCTGGGTGTTAGGGTCAATGGACGAGCCTGGCAGCATTTATGTTGCCGAGGGCTTCGCCACCGCTGCGACCATCCATCAAGTCACCTCAAGGCCGGTTGTCGTTGCATACTCAGCGTCCAACCTCGTGCCCGTGACAGGCACGCTGCGTCACCTCCACCCAACTTGCGAATTAGTGATCGTTGCCGACAATGACAAAAGCGGAGTCGGCCAGCGGTACGCAGAGCAATCTTGTGCCAAGCACGGGGCGCGGATGGTAATGCCACCAGACCTGGGCGATGCCAACGATTACGTCCAGGCAGGCGGTGATCTGCTGGCGTTGCTCTCGCCACCAGTCAACGATTGGCTAGTGCCTGCCGACTCGTTTAGCGCCCAGCCCGCACCTCTCAAGTGGTTAGTGAAGAGCTGGCTGCAAGCCGATGCCTTGGTGATGGTGCATGGCCCATCAGGTGGCGGCAAGACCTTCGTGGTGCTGGACTGGTGCTTGCGAATGGCAAACGGTGGTGGTCAGTGGGCAGGCCACAAGGTCAGACCCGGCAACGTGGT